CCGCAGGGCTGAGATGAGCATCCTGTCCCGTGTCCTACTGGGAGCGGTATTGCTCCTGGCAGGCATTGCCGTGTGGCAGCGGGGGACGGTAGCTCAGGCAGAGCGCGCCCGAGACAACGCCCAGACGGCCAAGGCAGTCGCAGAGCAAGAGCGCGACAACGCCATCGCCGTGATCGCGGTCGAGCGCCAGCGGGTCAGGCGGGCCGAGGCAGTGGCAACCCAGTACGAGCAGGAGAAGGCAGATGCTGAATCGAAAGGCGCGGCTGTCGCTGATGGCCTGCGTGCTGGCAACCTCCGCCTGCAGCAGCGCTGGGCAGGCTGTGAGGCCCGAGTGTCCGACCTTGCCGCCAGCGCCGGCCAGCCTGATGGTGCCGCCGACGACCGAGCAGACGGTGCGCGCGATCTTGTTCGAGCCGCAGCCGCCTGTGACGCCCAAGTCCGTGGGCTCCAAGCCTTGGTGAGGGCTGACCGTGAGTGACATGGGCCGCGCCACCCGAAACGTCGTCAGTGGCTACAACCGTGATCGCGTGTTCCAGGCTCGCATCTATGCGCCGGAACGCCGTGCACTGGTGACTGACTTCAACGGCGCGTTGCCTTCTGGCGTGAGGATTACCAAGGCCACATGGAACACCTGGGACAACTACCCAGCCGTGATGGCCGATCCGTCTATCGCCGATAGCGGCCGCGCCTGCCAGGTCGTGGTTACCGCTCAGGTAGACGGCATCTCCTGCATCCGCCTGGCAGTGGATCTGGACAACGGAGAGCGATTCGTCGCCCACCACGTCATTCAGGTCCTGCCAGCCCGATACATGCAGCCGGACAACTGGATCAATGGCCCGACCCAGCTGGTCGCCTATCCGGTTGCGCCGCCGCTGCCTTGAGGTCTGAAGATGGGTCGCCCGAGTAAGTACAAGCCTGAGTATGCGAAACAGGCTGAGAAGCTGTGCCTGCTTGGCGCCACAGACCAAGAGCTTGCCGACTTCTTCGAGGTTGAGGTCAGGACTGTGTATCGCTGGAAGGGCGAGTACCCCGACTTTTGTCAGGCCTTAAAGTCTGGCAAGGAAGAGGCAGACGCCCGAGTCGAGCGATCCCTGTACCAGCAGGCCATCGGCTATGAGCAGGATGAGGTGAAGATCTTCATGCCCGCTCAGGCTGAGGCTCCTGTCTATGCCCCGTATCGGGCGAAGGTCGCGCCAAACGTCACTGCGGCCATCTTCTGGCTTAAGAACAGGAAGAGCCAGGATTGGCGGGATAAACAGCAGACAGAGCTGACTGGTCCAGATGGCGGCCCGATTGAAACCGCGACATCCATCAAGCTCATCCCGCTGGAATGACAGAGCTTCAGATTGCGCTGCCAACGAAGCTGATACCAGCGTTCAAGGGGCGTGCCGACGTTCGTGGAGCTTACGGTGGTCGCGGCTCAGGGAAGACACGTTCCTTCGCCAAGATGGCAGCAGTCCAAGGCATGCGCTTCGGGCAGGCAGGCATCAAGGGCCAGATCCTGTGCGCTCGTCAGTTTATGAACTCGCTGGACGATTCCTCGCTGGAAGAGGTCAAGCGGGCCATTGAGGATGAACCGGCGCTGGCGGCCTACTGGCAGGTTGGCGAGAAGTACGTGAAGAGCCACGACGGCAATGTCTGGTTCTCGTTCGCTGGTCTGGACCGAAACATCGGGTCTGTGAAGTCGAAGGGCCGAATTCTGCTGTGCTGGGTCGATGAGGCGGAGCCGGTCACCGAACATGCTTGGAACACGCTGATCCCTACGCTACGGGAAGAGGGTGAGCAATGGAACGCGGAGCTGTGGATTACTTGGAACCCAGCACGCAAGACGGCGCCGGTTGAGCGGTTCCGCAGGTCAGATGACCCGCTAGTCAAGGTTGTCGAACTGAACTGGCAGGACAACCCGCGATTCCCCGCCAAGCTTGAACGTGACCGGCAGCGCGATCTGCAGGAACGCCCGGAGCAGTACGACCACATCTGGAATGGCGGGTATGTCGTCGCTGTGTCCGGCGCCTATTTCGCTAAGTCCATCGCGGTTGCCCAGGAAGAGGGTCGCATCGGCCGTGTAGCCGTCGATCCGCTAATGACGCTCCGGGCCTATTGGGACATTGGCGGCACAGGCGCTAAGGCTGACGCCTGCGCTATCTGGATCGTCCAGTTCATCGGGCGCGAGGTTCGCGTTCTGCGTTACTACGAGTCCATCGGGCAACCGCTGGCAACCCACGTGGACTGGCTGCGACGGAGTGGCTATGAGCGCGCCATGTGCGTTCTGCCCCATGACGGCGCGGCGCACGACAAGGTGTTCTCTGTCAGCTACGAGAGCGAGCTGCGCAAGGCCGGGTTCGAGGTCAAGGTGATCCCGAACATGGGGCAGGGCGCGGCAATGACCCGCATTGAGGCCGTGCGTCGGCTGTTCCCGAGCATCTGGTTCCATGCAGATGGTACGGAGCCAGGGCGCGATGCACTCGGCTGGTATCACGAGAAGCGCGATGAGGCGCGGAACATCGGCTTCGGCCCCAATCACGACTGGGCCAGCCATGGCGCAGATGCCTTCGGCCTGATGGCCGTTGACTACCTCAGCACTGACCACAGTGAGCCGGACATGTCGGCCCTGGACAACTACACGACGGATTACTGATGGCCGAGAAGAAGCGGGACGATGCGCTGGCTGAAATGCTCAAGCGCAGGGATCTTGCGTCCGAAGCCTGCGTGGAGCTGTATGACAAGGCCCGCGACGACGTTCGTTTTGTGACGGTCCCGGGCGCGCAGTGGGACGAGAAGCTCAAGGCGCGGCGCGGTGACCGGCCGACGTACGAGTTCCCGAAGCTGGCATCGCATGTGCGCCAGGTCGTCAACGAGATGCGCCAGAACCGGCCTCAGGGCAAGGTTCGTGGCACGGAAGAGGGCGACGCTGGGCTGGCCGAGATCATGCAGGGCCTGTGCCGGAACATCGAGTCGGTCAGCAATGCCGACCAGGCCTACGACATCGGCTATGACTTCGCAGTCAAGGGCGGGTTTGGCGCCTGGCGTATCTGCACCGACTACCTGAACGATGAGGACTTCGAGCAGGACATCTTCATCGAGCCGATTCGAAATCCGTTTGCGGTGAAGTTCGACCCAGCCGCCATTGAGATCGATCGCTCCGATGCTGGTTTCGCTTTCGTGGAGGAGCTGGTCTCCAAGGACGACTTCGAGCACCGTTGGCCCAATGCCAGCCTGCAGGACTGGGAGGACAACAACGACTGCGTGACCTGGCGCGAAAAGAACCAGGTCCTGATCGCAGAGTATTGGTACAAAGACCCGATCAAGGTCGAAATGTGGGCGCTGTCCAATGGCGCCGTCGTCTCGGTCGAGGAGCTGGAGAAGCGTGCCAAGGATCAGGGGAAGCCGAATGACGCGATTACCTTGGAGGCGCTGCTTGCCAATGAGGGCATCTCGGTCGTCAAGCGCCGCGAGGTCGATTCGCATGTGGTGAAGATGCGGATGACCAACGGCAACGAGTGGCTTACCGAGCCCTACGAGTTCCCTTCCAAATACATCCCCATCGTCCCGTGCTGGGGCAACATCACCAACATCGATGGCGAAGACTACTGGTTCGGAATGGTGCGCCCGAGCAAGGATCAGCAGCGCCTGCACAACGTCCACCGGACTGCAGCCATAGAGGCCGTGGCGAAGGCACCGAAGGCGCCTTATATCGTCCGTATCAGCGATATCAAGGGCTTCGAGCGGCAGTGGTCGAATGCCAACTCCGAGGATTACCCGTGGTTGCCTGTACATGACACCGCAAAGGAACTGCCCCAGCGCTCGAATCAGGCAGAAATCCCGGCAGCGCTACTCCAGCTTGCCGCTCTCGACAACGAGGACATCAAGGCCAACACCGGCATCTACGACGCCAGTCTGGGCGCCCGGTCGAACGAGACCAGCGGGCGCGGGATCCTGGCCCGCCAACAGCAGGGCGCGACGGCGACCTTCAACTACATCGACAACCTGGCGTACGCAATCCGCTACACCTACAAGATCCTCGTGGACATGATCCCGCGTGTGTACGACACGCCGCGCGTGGTCCGTGTCTTGGGGCCGGACGGTGGCGAGAAGTGGAAGCAGCTGTATCAGAGCGTGGTCGACCCGCAGACAGGCCAGACGGTCACCCTGAACGACCTGAGCAAGGGTAAGTACGACGTGACGATCACGGTCGGCCCAAGCTTTGCCACGCAGCGTATGGAGGCCGTTGATGCCTTTACGACCCTGTTGGGCCAGATGGGACCAGGCTTGCCGCCCCCAATTGCATCGCTCATGGCCTATTCGGCGATCAAGAACATGGACCTGCCTGGCATGGACGACGTGGACAGTGCGTTCCGCCAGATCCTGGTCAGCGGCGGTGTCCTGAAGCCCAAGGACGGGGAGCAGGCGCCGGAGCCGCAGCAGCCCGATCCAAAGATGCTGGCCGAGGCGAAGAA